CGAACGCCCCCCCGCGCGCCGGGTTCGCCGCCTCGAGGCGGTGGACTGGGAGAGCCGGGAAGGTAGCCTGGTCCCGGTCGGCGCCGACTGGGAGACGTCGACCCGTTCCACGGAGCGTCCCCCGGGCGGGGCAACCTCCGTCCCCGTCTGGACCGCCCAACCCGAGAAGACGATGGACCCCACCGAAGCCCCCACGAGCCCGACCGCCACCGCCACGCCCCCGGCTCCCCCTCCGCCCGCCGAGGGCGCGCGCGGGACGACCACGGCCCCGACGCCGACTACCGGCGCGGTCCAGCCGCCGGCGACTCCGAACGGAGCGCGAGCCGAGGACACGGGCGCCGACCAGGAGCTCCTCCGTCAGCGCTCGATCCGCGACAAGCTCCGGAAAGCCGGCCTGCCCCTCGACGGCCGGCTCGCGACCGAGCTCCTCGACACTCGGGTGAGCTCCGCGGTCGCGACCGATCGGATCCTCGACGAGGTCACGCGCCGCGACGCGACGCAAGGCGGGACCGCGACGATCACGGACGCCGAGGAGGACAAGACCTGCCGAGCGATCCAGGACGTCCTCGAGCATCGCTCGCTCCGCCCGATTCTGACCGAGAAGGAACGGACCGAGCTCGACGGGCGCCTGGCCGGGAACCCCTTCATCCACCAGCGCCTCCTCCGCATCGGCGAGCGCTACCTCGAGCTCGTGCACGGCACGCGCGGCCTCGAGCGCCTGGGCCCTCTAGACCTCGCGCATGAGATCCTCTTCCGCCGGCGCGACCAGATGATGGGCACGCGGGGCACGCCCGGCTTCCACGTCACGAGCGACTTCGCGAGCGTCCTCGCCAACGTCGCGAACAAGGGTCTGCAGCGCCAGTTTGATCTGACGCGCGACACCTACAGCCAATGGACAGTCCCCGGGACCCTGCCCGACTTCAAGCAGACGAAGCGCGTCAACCTCGGCGACGCGCCGCGGCTCCTCCGGAAGCTCGAGGGCGCCGAGTACAAAGTGGGCGCGGTCGGAGAGAAGGGCGAGAACGTCCAGCTCCTCACGTACGGGCGCGCGGTGAATATCTCGCGCGAGTCGATTGTGAACGACGACCTCGGCGCCTTCACGCGCTTTCCCCGCGCCTTCGGCGGAAGCTCGAAGCAGCTCATCGCCGACCTCGTCTACTCGGTCCTGACCGCGAACGCGGTGCTCTCCGACGGCCTCGCGCTCTTCGAGGCCGCGACCCACGGGAACCTCATCACGGCCGCGGGGAACGCCTTCACCGACGCCAACGCGGTCAACGCCCTCTCCAACACGCGCGCCCTTGCGCGCCGGCAGAAGGGAATCCCCCCGGGCTCCCCGAACAACGAGGTGGCCTTCTTCCTCGCGCTTGACCTCGTGCACCTGCGCGTGCCCGAGAACCTCGAGACCGTGGCCCAGAAGATCACGGCCTCGCTCACGCCCCAGCAGGTCTCCGGCGTGAATCCATTCCAGGGTCAGTTCCAGTCGGTCATGGCCGAGCCACGCCTCGGCGCCGTTTCGCAGGCCGCGTTCTACATGATGGCCGACCCGTCCGCCCTCGATACGATCGAGGTCGACTTCCTCCAGGGCGAGAGCGGCCCGGTGATCGAGAGCCGCATGAGCTGGCACGCCGACGGCGTGGAGATGAAGTGCCGCCTCGACGTGGGCGTCGCCCCGACCGAGTACCGCGGCCTCTACCGGAACGACGGCGCGACCTGAGCCGAGCGACCACGAGACCACTTCCGAAGACCCCGACCCCATCTCTCCTCCAATGCGCAGCTACCTAGGACCCGGCGACAAGGTCGAGCTCACCGCCCCCGGTGGGGGCGTGCTCGTCGACACCGGCTACGTGATCGGTGCGTACTTCGTCGTGGCCGAGGGCCCCGCGGCCGCGGCCGCGAAGTTCATCGGCCTTCGGAACGGGACGGTCAGGCTCCTGAAGAACGCGACCGAAGCCCTGACCGAAGGGCAGAAGGCCTTCTGGGACGACACCACGAAGCGCGTCCGGAACGCCTCCGCCTCGGGCCGGTTCGTCATCGGCACGGTCCAGAAGGTCCAGCTCGCCGCGGACCTCACGGCCGACGTGGACCTCGACGGGGTCGCGGTCACCGCGATCCCCTGATCATCCCTCCCCCACCTCCTCCACGGAGACGCCCGCGCGTGTCCTGGCGCGACTACGCCGACCACGCCCAGGACGTGATCCTGGACACCATGACCGAGAGGGACGCGGCCGGCGCCCTCTCGGTCGTCTACGATCCGGAGGGCGGGGTAGCGCGGCCGGTGCAGGCCATCTTCAGGGAGCGCCACCTCGAGAAGGTCCTCGAGCCGCTCGGGCCTCCGGTCTCGACATGGCAGCCGAAGATCGGTGTGAAGATCGCCGAGCTCCTCCCGGACTGGCCCCTGAAGGACGGTTCCCGCTTCGTGCTCGCCCGCCCGCCCGGTGGCGACCCGCTCGACACCTCCACCGGCTACCGCTATGCGGTGATCGATCGACAGCTCGATGGCGAGGGGATGGTGGAGCTCCTGCTCCGGCGTAAGGAATGACCGTCGAGCGGAAGGCCATCCGGTGCTACTTCGCGGACGCCCTGAAGGGCGCGACGCGCGCCGGCCAGAACGTCCGGCCTCAACGGTTCGAGCCGATCCTCCCCGAGCTGGAGCTCGACGGGGTCGACGTCTTCGCCTCGCTCCTCGTCTACACGCTCACGGACACGGTCACGCGCCACACGGACACGCCGCGGACCTACTCCCGCCGGCTCGAGCTCGCGGTCGAGCTCTTCCTCGAGCAGGGCCCCGAGCTCGACGCGGACGCGATAGAGGACCTCATCGACGACGTCTCGGACCAGGTCGAGTGCGTGGTGGAACCGCGGATCCCAGGGCTCGCGGCCGTGGAGGTGCCGGGGACGGGGCAGAAACTCTCCGTGAACCCCTCCGCCTCGGGGCTCGAGCGCGTGGAGATCGGCCTAGACGCCCGCGGGGTCCAGCTACAGGGGGCTGCGCGCCTCGTCTTCATGATCGCCTACGGGACCGACGTCGACGAGCGTGAACAGGCGCGCGCCACGGACCTCGAGCGGCTCGGGGTCGTCTACCGCTTTCCGCCCCTCACCCCGGAGGCCGAGACGGTCGCCGGGGATGAAATCGAGCTCCCAGGGGGGTAGGGTGGCGGGCGCCATGTCGCTCGAACGCGCCCACCTCGTCCCTTCCCGTCCAGGACTACGAGTACTCGACCCAGACCACGGCGATCTTCCCCTTCCGCCCGAGGGACGCGAGGTGGGGCTCTCGTCCTACTGGATCCGCCGGCTCCAGGACGGGGACGTGAAGGCCGAGCACCCCCGGCTGGCGGAGACCTCGAGACCGTCCAAGGAACGAGACAAGAGCCACTAGCCCATGGTCACCTTCTCCCAGGTTCCGAGCTCGACGCGCGTCCCCTTCGTGTTCGTCGAGATCGACGCCTCGCGCGCCTCGAGCGGGCCCCAGATCCAGGAGTATCGCGCGGCCCTGATCGGCCAGAAGCTCCCCGCGACCTCGGTCGCGGCCAACGTCCCCACGCTCGCGACCTCGGCTGACCAGGTCGGGCTCGCCTTCGGCTTCGGCTCGATCCTGCACGGGATGGCGCTCGCGTGGTTCAAGTCGAACAAGGTCACCGAGGCCTGGTTCGTCGGCGTGGAGGACGGCGGAGGCTCGATCAAGGCGACCCGGACGTTGACCGTCACGGGCCCGGCGACGGCCTCGGGCTCGGTCTTCCTCTACGTGGCCGGCCGGCGCATCGTCGCCTCGGTCGCGAGCGGTGACGCCGCGAACACCATCGCGGCCTCGATCAACGCGGCGATCCTCGCCAGCGAGTTCGTCACCGAGCTCCCGGTGACCTCCGGCGTCGCGACCAATGTCGTCACCCTGACGGCGCGGAACGGCGGGACCCAGGGGAACGGGATCGACGCGCGCTTCAACTTCCAGACGGGCGAGGTCTTCCCCACGGGCGTCTCGTTCGTCTCCGCCGCGGGCGTCGCCGGCGCCACCGACCCGACCCTTGGGACCGCGCTCGCCTCGCTCGGCGCGAAGCAGTACCACGTGCTCGCGGTCGGCCTCAACGACGCGACCTCCATCGCCGCGGTGGACGCCGAGCTCGCGACGCGCTTCGGCCCCTCCGTCCAGCTCGAGGGCTCCGCCTTCTACGCGAAGGCGGACACCCACGCGAACCTCGTGACCTTCGGCTTCTCCCTGAACTCGAAGCACACGACGGTCGTAGGCCTGAAGGCCCCACTCTCGCCGGTCTGGGAGATCGGCGCTGCGGTCGCCGGCGTGGTCGCCCGCTTCGGCCAGGCGGACCCGGCGCGCCCCTTCAAGACCCTGGAACTCGTGGGCGTGGTCGGCCCCGCGCTCGCGGACCGCTTCACGCTCCTGGAGCGCGACCTGCTCCTGAAGAACGGGATCGCGACCGCGCTCGTGGACGACGCCGGCGTCACCCGCGCCGAGCGCCTGATCACGACCTACCAG